CTAAAATCTTCATTTCTGAAAAACATTCTTGTTCTTCTATCAAAATATGAATTCAAATTCTTTTCACCAGCAGTAATACCTTCATTAGAATATTTATCAACTGGTAAATCATAGTATGGGACTTTCTCCCAAGTATTATCATTCTGTAAATTATCAAATGTAAAACCTAATCTAAACCATAATGTTTTTTCCCACGCTTCCCTCATTTTCTCATCACTTGAAAAGAAATCTTGAAATTTCCAAAGGTGTGTAAAATCACTATCATATACTTTGTATGTATCACTATTAGGATTAGTAGGGTCAAAAGGTTTTCTAAATGTTGTTGGGTCTATGTCACCATATTTTAACGCAGTTTGATACGCCCAATTGTATATAGCAACTCCGCCAACTCTACTTTCATTTTGATTTAATACATTTTTTATTTTTTCTTCAAATCCACTTAACCCTCCCGCAGTTTGAAATCTTTGGTCGTATCCAGTATCTTCTGGATTATCAGCAATATACTTTTGACTTCTTTTTGGTAAAATCAAATCTTTTGTTAATAACTTACTAGGTCTTTTTAAAAATAAACCAGTTTGTCCTTCACTATTTATTGGATTACCCTCAGCATCACAACTAGGCATTCTAACTGATTGATGAAGTCCTTGTATAGTAAAAGCACTCATATCATTATCATAACTAAAAGAAAAATCGGGAGTTCCTACATAATATCCTTGTGAAAATATATCATAATTATTATTTGAAGGACTACAACCCACAGCAGTTGTTTTCTCTTTATTACAAGTGCTATTTGTTTGTCCTATTGCTATGTTCCAATTACTATCTTCTTGAATATGGTCTGCTTTTCCATTTGTTTTTACCTTTGTATGTAAACCAATGAAAGCACCATTTATTCTATCTGTTCCATCAGTCGCAGTTTCATTTCCATTATTACTACTTACACTATCAGCATACATATTGAGTTTTTGTTGGAATGTATATCTATACATTCTTCTAGCATTTACAGTCCAATTACCAGTTTCAAATAAATATGAGTTTTGAGTAGCACTATTTCCTCCTTGGTCGCTATGTTTCCACAATTTCACTAAATGATTGTAATAATGAACTGGTATATAAAATAGTTGGTCTTCGTCTGGTAATACTGGTTTTCTGCCTTTCAATGTTCCTATTATATTAGTATCACTAGCATCAACTTCTGTTCTTGAATTATTTGGAATATCATTATAAGGTAATAAATAAGTTGGTATATTGTCTGCTTGTTCTATCACTCCACTACTATTATGATAATCAATAGTTTGTGTAACTGTATCTTTTACAAATGGGACACTGTATCTATCATTAAATGGACTTCCAATAACAGCAGTTCCAGTTGGATTTGTATCGGGATACATAAAAGGATTTTCATTAGGACTACCTCTTAGATTTCCATTATAACTTGTCATAGACATAACTTGTTTTATTCTACTATCTGGTAATGTAGGTAATCCAGTCTCTACTTCATCTGGGTCTTTACCCTCGTTTCCTCCGTGTCTATCTAATGGTCTAACTTTTGTATATATACCTTCTGTTTCTAATGTTCCCGTGTAAGTTTGATTACCTTGTTTTGTTGTAATATTATCATTGTAATAATCATCATTACTTTTTAAATTAACATACTTACCATTGATTTGATTTTCAACTAAATCACTTATTTCAGCAATACTATAAACACCAGCACGAATAAAAATATCAACTGATTTTACATAAGGCATAAACCTATGGTCTTGATTATCTGGTGAATATGGAAATTTACTTTTATGTTGACTGTTTCTATTTGTATCAACTGGTGCTGGTGTAATACTTTGAGTAAATCCATTAGGAGGTTGTGCTGTATCTCCGATTACATCTGTATAGGAAGCAGTGCTACTAACAAATACCGCCATCATAGGATATTCAGTATATCCAAAATAATATGGGTCATTTAAATTATTATATTGTGGTCTACTTACTCTTGGTCTTCCATTTCCATCATCTTCAAACAATGCTACTCTTTGTTGTAATGAAGGTTCATTGTAATAATTACATCCATTATCAGTTGTAATACCAATTAAATTACCACCTCCATCTTTCTTTTCTACTTCTCTTTCTACTACACTTGGTTCAGTTTCAAATCCACTTTGTGTAGGTGTTATACCTTCAAAATTATCGGGGTTGAATGTTGGATTATTTGATAAAATACCAAATGGAGTAAATGTGGGTTGATATGCTCTGTTTTTAGTTATTTTACTTGTGCTTCTACTATCTTCATCACCATAATCATTTTTCGGAACGAAATGCGGATTATCACTTAAATAAACTGAAAAATATATAGTCTCATTTATATCTTCTTTGATTTCAATAGTAGCACCACTAATACCTTGTTTATGTATAAATGTATCTTGTAAACCAATTTCAGTTCCCGCTGGTAATTGTAAGTTATTAGACAAGCGATATTCCCACTCACTATTATTATCTTTACTTTTTACTGAACTATTTTGCCTATTCGTGTCTATATAGAATGTTGAAGTCATACTATTTACTATAAGGTAAGATTTTAAGTATAAGAAGAACAACACAAAATCGCATTTCCGCATTTTCCGTGTAGTTTTTTTTGAAAAATAAAAAAATGAAATGAAAAAAATTTAGTCGGATTTTGCGATTTCAAAAAAAAAAATTGAATTTTTTAAAAATGGTTTGAATAAATTATTATGGATTATACAAGAAAACAAGTAATTGAAATGATATTAAAACATTTAAATATACGCTTATCACTTGATAAGATATATGAAAATTATACAAATGGTAAATACCATAAAAAAGTAATTGAATACAATAAAAAAAAAGGTGCTATACACCCAAGAAATCCTTGGTGTATGTATACTAATGGTGAACCTTTACCCGATTTTATTCCTCAATGGGATAGTGATTGTAGTATAGAACTATGTTGTCCTCTTAATGAAGAATGTGATAGGTGTATTTAAATAACTTTAACTAAGTTTTGAGTATCAAACTGAGCGTTATATCTAATGAATGATTGTTCTAAGAGTGGATTTTGTGTAGTTTTTCCATTTCTTAAATCACTAACTAATGAATTACCAGTATTAACAGCAGACTTCAATGTTAAGTTATAGTCTTGATTAATGAATTGCTGTGTCATACCAATACCCATAGAGTAATCAGCACCAACACCAACACAATCAATAACAGTATTATCATTTTTTAAATCATTTGCTCCTACTGCTCCATCATCAATATCTTCTTTGATAGAAGCATTTGTTGTTCTAATACCACTAGAAGAGTGATATGGTTCAAGTCCATTGAGTAATGATGCTTCAAATTGTTTTCTAATTTCTGCGTCACCAACTGCTAATGCTGGGAACTGTAATTCTTTTTCACCAAACCCAGCAGTTCCATTTTCAACTACACTATCCATATTTGGTTTTGCGAATGTCTCATAGTTGTATGGGAAACGGAGACCATTTCGTGCTTGTTGATAGGATTTAAGACCAACTGGTCGTCTGTAATTGACTTGGTTTTTAGTAAATGTATTGGTTTGGTCGTTGTCTAAGAAAACATTAGAAACTGATTTGACTGATTGAAGTTGTGGTGTATAACTATTAGCATTTACTGAGGAATGAATATCGTTAATGAGATTTAATCTTGCGTCTAAATTCATCATAGGTTGTAATGATGCCATATCTTGTTGGTCGGGAACAAGGTATTTACCTTCTAACTTAACATTTTTTAATACATAGTTAAGAGCAGACATATCATTAGCAACTGTTCTATTCGCACCAGCACGAGAAAATCTATTACAGAATACTGAACTATCACTTGATAAATGAAGTGTAATAAGTAAACCTCCTAAATAATCATCATCTAAGAATAAATCTTGTTTTCCTAATAAATCAATCTTAATAGGAATAGAGAAAAACTGACCTACCATTCTATCATTTGCTCCTCCACTAAGTGAAGTCATACCAGCAGTAGCAGTTGAAGTAGCACAAGTAAGTAATCGTCTATTTAATTTACCTCCATCTCTTCCAGTTGAAAGAGAATGGGTTAATGGTGAAAGTCCATAGTCATCAGCATTATTAGAATGACTTTCGGTAAGTGCTACATATCCGCCATAGTTATTTACAGAAGTTAATTCAATAAGAGATTTTTTACTTTGTATAACAACTTTATCTATAACATTCTGAATTCCTCCCCAACCACTTAAATTAATAGCAGTTTGAGGCAACATATCATTATCTATTTTTTCTATAAGACCAGCATCAGCGTTTGCTGTTCCTCCTTTTAATCCATTATTATATTCATTTGTAGTTCCATTCTTAGCAACTAATCCATTGCCGTCTGCTTGTTTAACTAAAATTTGTCCTACAAGTTTAAGTGAAGCAACTTCAAGCATAGAAGGTTGTGGGGGAATAGAAAATTTAATTGTTGGAAATCCTTGTTTATGAGAAAATCCGCCAGTAATAACAATATCATCAGTAGAATTAGATAAAACTGCTGGATTATCATTCAATGGTGATAAACTAAATGGTTTCTTAATAATAGGCATTTTATACTTTTATAATAGATTTTTTTTTTTAGGTTATTTCATATATTTTTAATTAATCAGCAGTAATTGTAAAATTAATAATTGATTTAGTTAATTGTTCTGCTGGTTTATCTGTTTCTAAATCTAATACCAATACATCAAAATTATTTGTAGTAATTGCTTGATTACTTAATCTATTTACTATACCCAAAGAAGATTGATATGAACCAAGAACTTTTCCACCATTTCCCATATTAGTATCTGCTCCACTAAATGGATTAGGTATATTTGCTAATACTGGTTTTCTATATCCAGACTTAGATTTATCATTAGTATTTTTGTAAGATTTAATTGGTAAGTTATTTAATACAACTGAAAATTTATCTTGTCTATATTGACCTATCAAATAATTATCAAGAAAGTAAAATGAATTTTGTGCTAATTTCAAAACATCTAAGTTTCCTATTTCATTATGTAAAAAGTTATTAGCACCATCATAATCTATATAAGAAGGACTATATTTTTGTGAAGTATATGTTGAATTATGACCTAATGGTTGAATTAAATTTCCTAATTCATTTGAAAATTCCATTTGATAGTCTACTAATAATGAAGTTGTAGTTGATGATGCTGTCTGAACTGCTATTTCATCTACCAAATCATATCTTATAGTTCCGCCTTCACCTTGATGAGTAGCACAACAAATAGGAACAAATGGAATACTTGATTGTGCTTGTGCTAAGTTAATAGTATTTGCTGGATAAGTAGTTGAATTGTTAAATGTTTCCATAAATTCCTTAAAGAAATGTGTATTTGAATTGATAGGGTCGCTATGTGGATATTTGGTATTACTATCATAAACTACAACAGAATGTCCGTCTGATGCTTGAATATAAACTCTAATATGTAAATCGCCATCAGATGCGTGTGTATATTTTTGATTTGAATTTCCTTTATCATAATAAGTTTGGAAACCAAAAGAAAAAGGACTTGTATCTGCTGGGTCTCTATATTTGGTAATATCAATCTGTGCTATTCTTGACATTCCTTCAAGTGTATCGTTCATATCTGTTGGGTCATCAAGTTCCCCCATAATAATATTTAGTTTACTATCTTCTCCATCTGTAAGACTTGCTGGATTATGTCCCGTGTATTCTACACCAAAATGACATTTAGGATAAAATCCACCAGTTCCATCTTTTGCTTGTGCGTCTTTCATATTGTTAGTTTGAATTCTATTTGCTAATGGGTCGTCTGTTAATGAACCAACAACAGAAGCATCACCATCTGCCCCAGCATATCCTTTGACATATAAACCTAAAAAGATACTTCCACTGGTTTCATCAAAATTTTTATTACTTAAAAAATTTATAGTATTTACATTCTGTAATTCATCAAATCCACCATTCTTTAATTGATTACCAGATAAAGCACCACCACCAATATATTGATTAAAATGACCTCCTATATGATTATATTTATCTCTACCCATCCAATATGCGTTATATGTATTATCATTTGGTAATCCATTAGTAAAAGGAGTTCCAGCAGTAGCACTTGCTTTTTTAGTAAAACCTCCATCACCAGTCGCTGGGTCTGTTTGGTCCATACCTACTCCGTGAGTTGGGTCAAATGTAGGTTCTGCTTTTAAATCTCTTCTTTTGATTACACCAATTGCTAAATTAGTAGGGTCATTTACAAATGTAGGAACTATTGTAGAATAATTACTTAAATTCAATGAAGGATTATTCATAGGAAATAAAGCGGGAATACCATCTCTTGTTTCAGTTATAGTTTGAGTTATTGCTTTTCCAGTCTGACCTAAACTTCTACATATTTTTGTTTGAAGTTCTGCTAAACTAAATCTACCTTTTGGTATTGTAAAGGTTAAATCTCCTTCTGTTCTTTCAAGACCATTTACTCTATAAGAACCATCAACCTTACCATTACTATTATTATACCAATCATAGTAAGGTAAAATTTTAGTTGGAGTAATTTTTATTGTTTGTGCTTCTGTAAAGTTAATTAAATTATCTCGTTCAAATTGACACCAATTCATATGAACTGAGGCGTTCTCTGGGACAATGATAGGTTCATCAAATCTTACATTAAAGTTAAATCCATTGCCTTCTGGCGATATAAGATTAAAGTTAGACATTATATAAAGTAAAAAGAGAAAATAAAAATAAAAAAAAAATTATACAATTGAGGGTGCTTGAACTGAACCTTTCAACATAGCATCACTAAATCCACCACTCTGTTCTGTTGCCTCTGGATTAGGAGCAGTTAATTTTGGAGGTGGAGCATTTTCTTCGTGTTTGTGATGTTCTATTACACTTCTAATTAACATTCCTAAACCAAATAATTCACCAAGAACTGGAACTGTGGAAGCAATTGCTTCTCCTCCAACTTCTCCGACTACACTTGTGACAGCATCTTTTACTCCCGCTTTCGCTACATTTACAGCATCACTGACTGCTCCCGTAAATTTACTAGCACCTTCACTTAAAGTATCTATTAAACCTCCACTGCTTTCAGTATTATCTGCTAATGTGCTTTCAACATTAGGAGCATCACCCTCTGCTGTTCCACTTGGTTTTGTTGGAGCATCACTTTTTGGAGCAACATTACCACCAGTTCCACCAGTATTAGTTATTCTTAAATTGTCTGCTGGTCCACCTATTCCCGAACTTCCAGTATCTAATGGTCTTGCTGAAAAATCTACATTAGCAAATGGGTCTTCACTTACCGCTCCTTCTCCTTGTTCTACTCGTGTCGCTGTATCTCCTCGTAATTGTCCTTTCATACTTTGTTCTTGAAATAAATCACTTTCATCATCTGGTTGTGTTGCTGGTTGCTTACCTTGTCTAACTGCTTGTCTTTCTGTTTGTCTTTCAGTTGCTAATGTATCTAAATCTAATTCATCATCATCTTCTTCTTCTTCTCCCGCCTTTGGTCTTGGAATACCTCCACTTTCTCCTATATCAAATGGTTCACTTGGTTTACCCTTCGCAGTAAGTTCACCACCCCTATCAATAGGTTTTGTTTCTTCTGTTTGTTGCTGTGCTTCTCTTTCATTTAATTCTTGCTGTCCTTGTCTGGAAGATTTACTTCCTTGGTCTCCTTGTTGTGTTTCTGCTTTTTGACCCGTTGGATTATTTTTTTGTTGTCTTGCTTGTCTAAATTTCTGTATTTTTTTACCCATATTTATTGCTCCGTGTAAACCAGCACTCGCACCAGTAATCATACCACCTACTTGTTCCATATAAGTTAAATGCTGTGCTACTTTATCTGGAATAATACTTCTTCCATATTGTGCCGAAGATTGTGCTAAACTATTATAACTATCTTGTTGGTCTTTTAAACCTTGCCGAAATTGGTTAATTCTACTTTGAAAATCCATTTATACATTAAATAAATATTTTTTTATTCTTCTTTTTCCAATACATTATTTTCTTCACTTGTCATTTCTTCATTGTTCTTTTCATCTCCGTAGGGTTGGGAAAACCCATCTTTCTTACTCCATATTAAATCTTCGTGATTTCTTCTACATTCTAATTCTTGGACCGAGCAAAATAAAAAATCATAATCTTCTTTTCTTGACCTTCTAAATATTTCCATAAAATTTTTATCACCATTACCAAAAAATGATAATGCCTCACTAATCTTTTTCATTTCTGCTTCTGGAAAACTTCCCATTAGATAATAACCAGTAGCATTATTTCTAAGAATAGTTGATAAGTATTTGAAATATTGTGTTGTAATACATACAGATAATTTACCTTCTACTTCTCCATTTCCTATATGCCTAAACTTTGACGCTAATGCTGATATACCATCAACCATACCCCCTCTTGAAAACTTAATATCACCAATAATATCATCCAATAATATTAACCACCTTCCATTACCTTCATCTTCTTGAACTAAATCAATAATTTGATTTAATAGTTCATCACTATATTCAGTAAATACAAAATCAAATTCATCAATCATATATTTATTGATTGCGTCATTATGTGCTGTTGAACTGATTAAAATTCTTGTTTGAAAATCATTTTTATAAAATCTTTCTGATAAATATAAATTATTAATCAAAAGTGATTTACCCGCTTTTACTCTACCAATTACTAATAATAAATGAACTGAACTACATAATGGATATTTATCATCACCTTCATTCTTTTTATCATCTTCAATTTTGATAGGATATATTTTCAAATCCTTTTCTACTGGTTGCTTTGGTTTTTTTTCTTTCTTCTTTTTTTTCTTATTGTGTTCGTCTTCCAAATCTAAATCATAGTCTTGTGCTTTATCATACTTACTTGACATTTTCTATATTTAATTTAAGGTTAGGTTTTTTTTCTTCTGTTGTTTCCGTAATAGTTTCCATTTGTTCTATTTTTTTTGCTGGTTTTCGTTTAGGTGATTTCTTACCTTTGGAATTTTTTACTTGTCTTTCCATATATGCTTTTCTTTTTTCTTCTGGTGCTAATCTATCTGCGTGTTCTCGTAAATAGATATATAATTGTTCTGGATTTTTCGCCATATCACTACTCACACCTTTCATAATTTTTTCAAATTCTTCAAGTTCTCTACTTGTTTTTATACTATCTAATGCTTTTAATTTTAATTTATTAAATTTAGATGCTGATTTTTCTGCCTTTGCTTTTTTTTCTTTAAAGGTTAATTCTTGTTTTACACTTTCTTCAACTGCTTTTTTCTTTGCTTGTCTTTCTTTCTTTTCTGTTTTACTATTTTCCTTTGTTGCGTCAACATCTTTTTTTTGTAATGCTTTCTTTTTCTCAGTTAATGCTTTTTTCATTTTTCTTTTTTCCGCCATTTTCTCTCTTCCTTTACGCAGTCCCTCTAATTGTTTTTCTGTAAGTTGTCTTTTCTTTTTTGGTTTTACTTCTATATTGCTTTCAGTTTCTTTAATAAACATTTCTTCACTCATACTTTGTTATATATATATAATATAAAAAAGTATTTTAATAAACGGAGTAAATGATTTTGTCTTCACTTAATTTAGGAGTGTCAGATAATACAATTTCAATTATTTCACTTTTCAATCCCTTGATAGTGTAATAATGATATTCATATGCTTCTTTTTTTTCTAAATGTTTTTCTTTGCGAAGCATTAATATTTGATAAATAAGTTGTTTTCGTGTTGTGTCAAGTAAGAACATACTTACTTAGTTACTTACTGTAATATTTAAATCAATTTTTTTTTATATGATTGCTTTGCTTATCTAATAGTAGTTCTTTCTCCTCTCATCTTACTCTTTTTCCCATATGTTGTAGTTACTTCACCTTGAATTCTACTTTTAACTTGTGGTCTTGTTTGTTCTGTTGCTCTGACTTTTCCGCCACCTACTTTCTTTTGTATAGTTCCACTTGCGGATTGAACTTTACCTTTTGGTTTGGGTGTAGTAATTTTAGTTATATCTCTTTTAGGTTTCTGTTTTACTGAACCTCTTTTAACTCCTCCCAAAGGTTTTTGAGGTGCTTTAACTTTTGCCCTAACCAAACCAATTTTTTTTTCACCAATTGATTTTGTTGCTTCTCTTTGTCTTTTTCTTTGCTCTTTTGGTTTTGAAGGAGGTTTGGGTTTTTTACCACCTCCACCACCAA